CGCGCCGTGGCCGGAGTGCCGGATCGTGATATGCCGGTCCAGCGGGTGCCACTTCCAGTCCGGGTGGGTGCGCTCGGGGATCCGGGGCACCAGGTGACCCGGGCTGGTGGCCAGGCCGCCGGGGTACTCCTTCGGCTCGTGGACGTAAGCGCCCTCCAGCTTCACGCTAGCGCCGGGCCGGAAGCGGACCTCGGCCTCATGATCGAAGCTCTGATGACGGCCGCTCCAGATCGGGTGGCCGCGGGGAAAGGCCTGCTCGTCATGGTGCTCGACGATGCCCTGCCAGACGACGTGCTTATGCCCCTCCGGAGCCCAGCCGGTGATGATCGGGTCCGGGCTCGCCGACCAGTGCATGCCCACCGAGCCGGCCGTCTCCGGGTCCTCGTCATTGCGCCGGATCTCGCCGCGCCAGACCCGGGTGCCGGGCTCCGGGTGCTTCGCCACCTCGAACATCTGGCGGCTGTGCTCGCGGTGGTCCCCGGTGTCAAAGGCGTGCTGCTGGGCCGGGGGCAGGCTGCCCGGGGTGATGACGGCGGTCGGGTGCCGCCATTCGTCGTCGAAGGCCTCCTGCTTGCTCTTCATCCAGCTAGCCGGCAGCACGTCGGACGGCTTGAACGAGGACGGGAAGTAGCCGCCCGCGAAGTGCTCGGGCGTCACCTTCGGCTCGCCCGGCACCGGCTTGGCGTGCGCGTGCTCCCGGCTGGTCTTCAGGCCCCAGACCGGCACCATCTCATGGCCCGCGCGCTCGGCCGATTCCAGCCGGTGGTGCCCCTCGCCGATGTGCATCTTGCGGGTCCAGGGGTTGTACTCCAGCAAGACGGGCTCGTGCATGCCGTGCTCGGCGACGGATGAGTCCATCTCGTCCCAGCGCTGCCGGTTGTACCGGTCGGGGAAGGTGTGCCCGGTCGGCAGGTAGGTGCTCTGGCCGGTCTCGCGGTCGTGATGAAACTCCATGTACGGCCGGAGCCTCTCCCGGCGCACCCACTCGACCTGGCTGCCGCCGGACTGCATGCCGTGGGCGTAGTCCGGCGTATCGGGGTGCAGCACCGCGGTCTTCGGCGTGCGGAAGTCCTTCACCAGCACCGGGACCGGCTTGTCATACCCGGCCTGGTTCAGCGCGAAGGTCCGGTGGTGGCCGTTCCACAGCCAGGAGTTCTCGTCGTCATGGACCAGGGTGATCGGGAAGCTGGGCGGGTAGCCATGCGTGTCGCCGCTCATCCCGCCGTGCAGGGACGGCTTGTACCCCTTCTGGCGGATATTCTCGGCCAGCTCGCTGATGTGGCGCTTCCCGGCGGGATCCTGCATCCGCCAGGCTTCCCGCTGCGCGTAAGGCAGCAGGTCGCGCGGGTGGATGCGCTCCACGTGCTGGCGGTAGAGGGCCGCCGCGGTCTTCGGGCCGCGCGAGCGGCGCACCGACTCCCAGGATTTGGCGAAGCCCGGATGCAGGTCGCCGCTGTCGCGCAGGTCCTCGATCTCGCCGGCGGTGTGCCAGCCGACGCCCGCGGTCTCGTGCTGGGTCTCACCGCGCCCGCCGGGCATGAAGTGCTCTTTGGCGTCGGCGACCACGGTGTGATATTTCCAGTCGCCGCAGTCGGTCGAGGTGACGGTGTGGTGGTGGGTGACGTGCCGCGGGATCGAGCCCATCTCCTCGCGCGCCTCGCGCCAGGCACCGGCCTCCGGGCTCTCGTGCTTGCCGATCGCGCCGCCGGGGATCGACCAGGTGTCAGGCTCGTTGACGTACGGGCTCCGCTTCTGCAGCAGGTACCGGTGCTGGCCGTCCTCGCCCTTGTGCCGGATCAGCAGGCCGGCCGCGCCGTAGGCACCCCAGTGCTCATGACCCCGGGCGCAGGTGACATGCCGGTCGCCGCTGGATGAGGCCATATCAATGATCTTAGCCTGGCGAGGGTATCCCTTGCCGGTGCCCGGCTGGTTCCACCAGGGGTTCGGGTCCTCCGGCGAGGCACCGCGCTCATGGAGCGTGATCACCCGCAGCGGGTGCCGGGTCCGGTGGCCCATGCCGTCCGGGTCCGGCTCGACCGGCCCGGTCGGCTCCACCCGGTAGATGCTGTACGTCTTCGCCTTGTTGCGGACAGCGGCCAGCCCGCCGAAGGTCCGCGCCACCGAGTCCGACGCCGCCAGGTAGACGTGCTCCTTGCTGGACACGTCATGGCCCTTGTGGCCGGGCTCGATCAGGTTGCCGGGGCTGAGCCGGGCCGCGGTGCCGTGGTAGTAGGGGCCGTCGTAGGCCGGGGCCGAGGCCTTGACCCGGATCGGCTGCGGGAAGTCGTGCCGGGTCCAGGGCGCGTCCTTCGCGTTCACCGACCAGGAGACGCCGGTCACGGTCACCGGGGCGCGGTTCCGCAGCGGGACCTCACGCTCGCCGTGGGTGGTCGGCAGGATGTCGTGCTGCATCTTGGTCCGCGGCGAGGTGATCATGTGCGAGGCCTTCGGCGGTGCCGCGTGGAAGACGACCCGGGTCACCCCGGGGTCCTGGTGGAACTCATGCCAGGGGTGCTCGGCCGAGTGCTCGTAGTGCGTGGCGAAGCCCTGGGCGGTCTTCTCGCTGGTCGACCAGTGCTTCCCGACGCCGCCGCCGCCCCACTTGTCCTTTTCCAGCCGCGGGCCCAGGTGCTGCATCAGGTGCGCGGCCCGCTCCCGCGCCGGGATGGCCTCGTCGTGGATGACCTGGTGGACCTGGGGATGGTACTGCGCGGTCCAGATAGAGACGCCGCGGTGGATCTCGCCTTCCGGCGGCGCGGTGTTGTCGTCCCCGTATTCCGACGGCATGGCCAGGCTGGCGGTCGTGCCCTGCCCCGGGTGGTGCATGTAGTGCTCGGGCAGGAACTCCGACGGGCTGATGTCAGCCGGGATGTGGTTGCCGTGCCGCTCCTTGACCTCGGGGCCCTTGGACGGGCCGGGCAGCTTGTACGCGCGCCGGTCCGGGATCCAGCTGTGCCGGTGCCCGGCCACCGGGACCGCCTCGTGCCCGGCCTCGGCCGCCCAGGCCAGCCGGCTGTTGCCCTCGGGCAGGTAGGCGTAGTTCGACTTGGGGTCCCAGTTCACGTGGATCGGCTGGCGGATGCCCTCGTCCTTCACGGACTGGACGTTGGCCGCCCACTCCTCGGGGGTGTGCCGCGGGGCCATCTGCTCGCCCTCGGGGCTGCGCGAGAAGCCGGGCCCGTGGATCCACTCGCGGTGCTTCATCAGCGCGTCGGTGCGGACCCATTCGACCCTGGCACCCTCCTGCCGGCTGCTCATGTCCGACAGGTCGCCGCCGGGCAGCACCGCGGTCGTCTCCTTGACGCGCTTGCGCTTCTTCTCGTGCGGGAAGCCCGGCCAGCCCTGGCTCCAGTCCTCGCTCTCCCGCTCGTCCGGCTCGTCCGGCTCCTTGTCGAACTCCGACTTCGGCCAGAACCTAGCCTCGCGGTGCTCACGGTGACCGGGGTAGGCACCGCCGTGCCCGGCGTGGAAAGCGCCCACCCGGTCGTACATCGGCTTGTCCTCGTTCAGCTCCGAGGCGTACCCGTGGCGGCCGTGCTCGAAGTTCTCGTCCTTGCCCCAGTACCGGGGCTCGACCGGGTGATGCTCGACCTCATGCGGCTCCGGCTCGGTCTGCGGCGGGGCGATGTGCTCGACGTGCGTGGTCTCGATCTGGGACGGCCGGGTGGCGATCGCCGAGATGTGCCGGACGTCCTGGTAGGTGTGATCGGCGAACTCCTTGTCCCATTCGCCGTCGTGGCCGCCCTGGCCGGGGCCCTCGACCTCGTTGCCGTAGGTGATGCCGTGGTGGCCCTGGCGGATCAGGTCGTCGGTGAAGCCGTGCAGGATCTGGGGCAGCTTCGGGTGCCACTGCAGGGTGCGCTGGGCTTGCTCGGCCAGCCGGTGGAAACCCCGGTTCTGCTCGTACGAGCCCGTCGGGTCATAGTGCGGCTCGGCGTGCCAGTCCCGGTGCGTGCCCTCGGTGTCGGAGTACTGCCAGGCCATGTCCTTGTTCAGCTTGTCGTTATGCCAGTCCGGGGAGTTGTCGTCCGCCCAGCGGGCCACCGCGATGTTGAGGTGCTTCTCGGTCGGGAAGTGCGCCGGGTCCCGCATGTGCAGCCGGGCGTGCACCAGGGCCGAGCCGACCCCGGGGCTGCCCCCGCCGACCCGGGACGGGTAGACGCCCTTGGCGAACCGGTGCGCCACCCGGTGCAGCGGGCTGAAGTGGGTGCCGAGCAGCTTGTTCGGCTGCGGCCAGCCGCGGCCGGACTCCCCGCCGCGCTGGTCCTCCAGCGGGCGGCCGGGCCGCAGGTCCGGATCCGAGCCCCGGGTGCCGTGGAACCAGGTGTGGCTGAACTCCGGGTTGCCGCCGAACCGCTCCGTGCCGTGATAGGGATTCGCGAACGCCTCGGGGACGGCCGGGTCGCCGACCGCGGCGAAGTGCGCCAGCAGGTCCTCCTGCGGCCCCGGGTGCCAGGCGGCGAAGTACGCCAGCAGCCCGGCGGTCTTCGGCTCGTCGAGGCGCTCCAGGTGGGCGGCCGAGGGGACCACCGCGGAAATGGATCCCTCGTCCTCGCTGACGTTGCGGTAGAAGTAGCCGCTCTTGGCCCGGCCCCGCTTGAGCTGGCCCGCCATCAGGCCGTTGGCCTTGAAGTCCTCGTGCGGGGTGTCCGGGGTGTTAGTCATCGGTCCCCGCAAGCGCACCGGGAAGATGTGCGGCCGGGCGTCGTCTGCGATCTTGTCCCCGTTGCCGTGCCTGGCGTACAAGTGAATGTCAGGGTCGCCGCCCTCGCTGGCAGCACGGGCAGCCCTGTACGAGGCTCCGGAGCCGGGACTTCCCTGCGGGCCGCCCCAGTTCGACCGCAGCGGAGTAGGCCCGTATTCACGCGTGCCGTCCCATTCCCCCTCGGCCGGCGCACCGATCCTGGCTTCCAGCGCCTGCTTAGCAGCTTCCCGCGTGCCGATGTGGATGCCAGTCCTGCCGGCGTGCCAATGCCGCACGTCCGGGGTGCCGTGGTACCACTCGCGGTCGCCGGCTTCGGGCCCGCCGAAGTGCGCCATCAGGTCAGGCACGGGCGGGCTCCTGACCGGAGAAAGTGGGCCAGGACGTCCGGAGACGCCCCGGCCGCTTCCCTTACCTGCCCTGCCGAGCCGGGCCAATCCGGGACGAGCGCTACCGAGCCGTGCTCTGCCATGACTGCGCTGCCCCGCCGAATCCCGCCTTGAGCGACCACGCCCAGCCGAGACTGCGTTGTCAGGCCATGACCGAGGGCAAGGGGACCATGATAGACGCCGTTCTGGTGGTTGTACTTCAGCGCCTTCAGCTTCTCGACCAGGCCGCCGTGTGCCTGGTCCAAGGCCTTTTCCAGCACGTTGCCGGTGCCCTGCCAGCCCAGGCCGGTCTCCGTGAAATCCTGTTTACGCCCCTCGTGGATATAGTCCCACAACCTGCTGGCCTCCTGAGTTTTAAACGGCTCAGGCAACCGCAGAATCGCCCGGACCTGGCTGATCAGGCCCCGGGCCTCCTGAAACACCGCCGGGCCCTGCGGAAACTGCTCCGGCGACCAGTCCGGCAGGTCCGGCGGCTTCACCGCCCACTCGTCATTGGTCAGGTCGTAGGCCGCGTAGGGCTTGATCACCCGGATGTCGAGTGCCGCGTGGTTCACGTAGCCGGTGAGGTGGTAATCGCCGCCGGGATCGAACGGCGGATGCCAGTGCTCGTCATTGAAGCGCGTCTGCAGGATGCCGTTCAGGTGCCGGTCGATCTCCGCGTCGGTCATGCCCGCCAGGGCCGGGGCCTCCTGGCGGGCGTAGCTGTAGGCCACGCCGAGCAGGACATCCAGGTCGTTGTTGCCCTGCAGCTCCGGGCTCGTCCACCGGGAGGCCTCAGAGCCCGCCAGGTAGACCCGGGTCACCGCGTCCCAGTCCTCGCCCAGCACAGGCTCCAGGACGCCCTGGAGCCGCTCCAGCAGGCCCTGGCGGACCTCCGGCTTCAGCTCCTCGCCCGCGGTGAACAGCCGGTGGTCCAGGCCGTAGGTGGGGCCGAAGATCCGCTCGGTGGGCGTGAAGACGGCCGTATGCCGGCTCTCCCTGCGCTCGCGGCAGGCGTCGGTGTCGGCGCACTCCATCGCCAGGCCCATGACGGGGGCGTACGGGCTGGCCTTCGTGAACTTCTCTTTACTGTCCCGGACGCCGCACTTCCAGCACTCCTCCTGGTCCGGCTGCAGCGGCTTGCGGCGGGCCCCGGCGTGCTCGAACGGCAGCGCCTGCTGACCCGCGCCGGGCATCCGGGCCTGCTGGTGCTCCGCCTCGGCCGGGCTCAGGTGGTCCTTGTACGCGTGGTGATGCTGGGTGACCTGGACGCGGTGCGGGTCGAAGACGATCGCCGACTTGTTGGCCTCCCGGCCGTGCTTGCTGACCTCGTACTCGTTGCCGTAGACGATCCCGTCGTGGCCCTGGTCCTGCAATCGCTTGCGGAACCGGTCGGCGATGCCCCACCGGTCGGGGTGGCGGTTCAGCCAGGTCGTCCGCACCGGGTGCGGGTTGTTGGCGTAGCCGAACGAGCCCTCGATCGTGTCCCGGCGGATCGGGTGCTTCGTGCCGTACTGCTGGTGCAGCCGGTGCGTCTCCGGCCACATCTCCTCGGCCTCGTACCGGTCGTCCTCGTCTTCGCTGTCCAGCTGGGGCACGTGATTGACCGGGTGGTTGCCGGCCTTGAACTCGTGCTCGTAGGCCTCGTGGTCCATGTCGTGCTCGGAGTCGTAGACCTTCGGGTTGTGCAGGCCCAGCCGGGCGTGCAGGACATGCCGGGCCTCACCGCGGAACGCGTCCGCGCCGCGGTCGTTGGCACCCGAGGAGTGCTCGCCCAGGGCGAATTCCTTGGCGATGTCATGGTCGGCGGTGAAGTGCGTGCCCAGCAGCGAGTTCCAGTGGCCCGGCGACTCGGAGTCCGGCTGCTCGAAGGCACCGGAGTCAAACTCCATCGGGTCGGTGAAGCCGTGCTGGCTCAGCTCCTCGGGGTAGGCCCGGGTGCCGTGGAAAAACTCATCTCCCCCGGTGTGTGGGTTGCGATAGCCCGGCATGGGCAAAACAGCCTCATGCCTTCGTGCACCGATTATGCGTGGCTGGCCGGAGTCATCGACGGTGAGGGAAGCATCGCGCTCACCTGGATAGGCAAGGGCAAGGTGCCTGGCTTGAAGATCATCATCTATGGCAGCGACCTGCTGGTGATGAACAAGGTCAGGGCGATCATCCGCGCCGCTGGGATCTGGTGCTCGTACAGCCCCGACAACAGGACGGGGAAGTCGAACTACAGGGTCTCCATCAGCTCGAAGGCCTGCATCAAGCTCTATCCTCTGGTCTCCCCCTACATGGTGAGACAGATCAGCCGATACAAAGCGGGGGTCGAGTTCCTGACGCCCAGGTATGCGCTGCCCCTGGTGAACGGCGCTCGCTGGGATGCTGACGGCCGGGATGCTTTCAAGCGCCTCCGAGCTGCCCACGGGCTCAATCACTGAGCCCGTGTGCGGGTTGCGCATGCCGGGCATCGGCAGCACCGCCTCATGCTGCAGGGGCCCGCCGTCAATCCGCGGCAGCCCGTGCACCCGGGCCCGGTAGTTGCTGACCAGGGTGCGGGCGTCGGCGTGGTGGCGGCGGAAGTCATCCCCGGCCTCATCGCCCCAGGACGTCCGGATGACGTGCTCGTAGTTGCGCGCGAAATGATCATCGTGCACGTCCGCGTCGGTCAGGCCGAGGCTCTGCCCCATCACGTTCGGCGGGATGCC